TAAGTTACCGCTCATCCAAAAGCTAGTGTACATACTTTGGGGTAATACCGCTCGCGCTTGCTCCCTGGATGCGCCTTGCTCTAAGAGAGTGTTGTAAAACTCTAGACAGATCTTAGTATGCTCTTTGATCAGCTTCGTAAACTCCTCAGACCTCGGGATATTGATAGGTAGAGAGCATTGTAGATTCGTCTCGGCCTGTTTTCGTAGGCTTCGAGGAATGTAAAACTCAATATCCTTAGAGGTGTATCGTCTGCTGATCTCGTTGTAGCTGAATGTTCTATGACGCTGTATCTGCCGAGCAATAAACAGAGGACAGGTGATAAGGAAGGTGGCGCTGATATGCTCAAAGGGTGAGGTGTGGCGGTTGACTGCTAGGTAGTTAATCAGCGTCTTATCTCGTTGGCTCATCTCGCTTGAGGTGTCGAGCTTGGCGAAGCTCACCCGAGCGGCTAGAGCTGGTGTGTTGTCCTCTCCCATCGATTGGATAAGGGTTACCTCTCCAATGCCGTCGTCGTAGATATTCATCCTCGGGCCTTTACCCTTTCGATCTCTCGGGTGAGATACCAATGAGCTTTCTCTAGGTCTTCGAGTTCCTTGTGAGGGTCTTTGAGGCCGGCCCTAGATAAATACTTCAAGGTGTTACCTCTGTTAAAATTAAGCTTCCAAGCCTCGATGACGTCTATAGCCTCGATGGTGTTTGGGTGGTAATGGTTTGGATGATCGACGGTCAAAACTGCCTCCTCTTTGATGCGCCTACTCTTACTCTTCGGCCTGTTGTGGTGTGTGTGGTTCTTTGGTACTGCCTGCGGTCAACGTCTGTATCATTCCAATTCCATGTAATGCAGTCATAGCGGAGAGCATCGAGGGGGTCTTCTCTGCCGTCCTTCTTTGGCTGCTCTTTGTTGTCCCAAGCATAAGACATAATGGCTTTGTGTAGGCTGTTACCTGTCGCTCTCTCTCCCTTGGCCCATACCTCTCTAGTGATCAGGTATTGCTTGCGACCAAAAGCTCTTTTGAGTCTTTGGATGCCGTTTAATACATCGGTGCGGATTGGGTCTGTGTTGCTCCGAAGAGGAAGACCAAGGCCACCGGGGGGAGCTCCTCTAATCGCTCGGAATGCTGAGCGCCCTGTTTGGTCATTCCGCGCTCGGCCTGCCTTGTCTGCTACTCCGACATCTAACCATATTCGCGGTGAGGGTGCTGCGGCTTGATATGCTCGAGGCCAAGCTATGGCTAGGATGAGAGTGGTGAGTTGCTCGATGGTTACCTCTCGTGGGTTGAGCTCCCCACAGATCACGTCAGCTCCTAGCTCGTCATCGTGGCAGATGATCAAGACGCTAGGTTTACGGAAGCCCCAGTCGATGGCGATACGTCCTGTCATACTCGGCTTGTATCGCCAACCATCGATAATGTGAGACTCGGTGAACTCAGAGTAGATAAGCCCGGTGGGTGGCCTTGGCTTATTCATCACCATAGCTTCCCGCTCCTCAGCTGGTAGAAGCTTGGTAGCCTCGAACCACTCAGCGCTGAGGTTGGCTTCATTGACGTAAGAGCTAAAGAGGAGAGGTTCACACTCTGCCTGCTCTGCCATCTGCACCCACCAAGCTGATGACACAGGTAGCCCCACCAATATCATGATGGGAGAAGGGCCGGCCCGAAGACGCCCCATAGCTTTATGAGCTACCTCAGCGGTCAGGGTTTGGCACTCATCGATGAGGCATACACCACTAGTGATGTTGAGACCCTCTAGGGGATTGTGGGTAGCGTCTCGCGTACCCGGTCGGTAATACGAGCGACACCAAACGGTTGATTGAGTGGATGGGTCAAGCCACTGTCTGAGGGTGTGATTGTAGACCCAACCGAGCGGCCCCAACCACTTCTCTAGCTCAGGCATTAGAACACTGTTGTAACGTGGGTTAGTATCAGTGACCAACAGGCTAGAGGTTCCCGGCCTCATCCTAGTAATGAAGAGGAGAGCGAAGACTAGCGCTGAGGTCTTGCCTGAGCCCCACCCACAACGCGCCGCGATAATCCTATTTTCTGAGAGGATGCTCTTTATGATGGCGCGTTGAAGCGGGTTTAGTACTAGGTCTGTCATTAGTCGCAGTCTGTAAATTGGAGACCCTCAGAGGTGACCTCATAATACTCTCGGTTTACGAGCCCAGCTTTATTGGTCTCAGTGACTGTCACTAGAGCTCCTAGGGAAACATCAACTTCATCGTAATGTACCCTGTTCCAACCATCACTATCATCATCATGTGTGGCTCTAATGTGATACTCTCCATTATCTATGCTCCATTCAGTTCGTTGCTGAGAGGCGTATATCGTCCAAGCTCGCTTCAGCTTCACTCTAATCATCTGCATCTTGTGTTATCTCCTCGTCTTCGTCATCTCGCGGCCTGAGCTCCTCTTGTACTTGGGTAATCATTGAAGTGACCATCTCTGTACCCTTATCAGAGGTCGAACCTACATTTAGCTCGAGCTCCTTCTTGGCTCCCCATCGGTCAGGGTATCGGCGCTCGAGTATCCAAGCGTAAGCTCGCCAGTCTGCTTTTTCGTCACCTAGTCGTTTGAGCTTGGAGAGCGCTACCGCTTCCGCAAAGTCTTTGGCAGCATCAACCTCTTCAGTCCACTCACCATCTTGGCACTCATCTAGCCAGCGGTAGTACGTATTCTCGCTGATGCCTGCTTGGGTGCAAGCGGCCACTATGCTCATACCTTCTCTGAGGTTATCGAGTAGCCTATCTCTCACCTCTCGTGGGTAAGGTTTTCTTCCTAACTTCTTGCTCATGTTCTGCCTCTCTTAAAGTCTTGTCGATGTACTCGTGAAGGGCTCTCGACTTGTTATAGATGTCCAAATCATCAGGGTTGGTTAAGTCGAGGTCTTCTTCTAGGCGAGTAACTAACATCTCTTTGAGTGTAGCTAATATCTCCTCACCTGTCCTTACGTGCGTGCGCGTTGTATCTTTGGAAACTAATTTTATATCACTCATCGTTCTTCTCTCGCTCTCGCTTCTTTCGTTGATATTCTCTGTGTCTAGCTAGTCGTTTCTCGCGTTGCTCAGGGGTCTCGTTGGCTCGTCGCTTCCGACTGTAGAGCCTGCTATATTCTCGTCGCTCTTTCTTATTATACTCACGCGCCTTGGCCAGCCGGAGCTCCTTCTCTTCAAGAGTCTCATTAGCTACACGCTGTCGGTAGTACTCACGCGCCTTAGCTAGCCGCTCCTCTCGTTGCTCGGGAGTCTCAGCCGCCATCTTCATCTCATACTTGAGCCGTTGATAGTGCTTGCGTTGTTCTCGCTCCTCGGGAGTCTCAGCGGCTAAGCGTCTACGGTAGCGCTCACGATAATAAGCGCGGCGCTCCTCAGGGGTTAATTTGGCCATATTCTAGACAACCCTTGATGAATAAATTGTTGGTTTAATGCTGCGTCAAAAAAGAGTTTAGCTACCTCATTCTCGGATAGGCCTAGCTTTGTCCTGTATGCTTTATAAAGAGCTAAAGAAGCCCGCTTGGAATCTGTTCTATAATCGTAGCTATAACTAAGGGCGCGAGATTTTCTTTCAGATTGGTTAGCGTATTTAAGAGTGATGAAAACCTGGCGGTATTCATGAAAAAACATGAAGGCTTCATAACTTATTGGGAATAGATCACTTAAGGTTTTAAGTAGATCCACAGAAGATAAAGAAGCATCATTTCGCGCTTCAATTTCCCTTTGTATCTCAGGATCTACATGGCCCCACTGTACCAACTGAAGAGAAGAGTTCATTTTAAAAACTCCGGTAGTGTCGCGAGCTCCTCATCAGTAAACTCAGTGGGGAGTAGCTCGATAGGCCAAGGCACGAACTGTGGTTTCTCAATCTTTTTTTTTGGAGCTCCTAGCCTCTCACGAGCGGCTTGTAATTTGGTTAGTGCCGAGTGTCTGGCTATTGGCCCCATCTGTTTTTTACTCATGTCTTTTTCCTGTCCTCAGATGAGGTTCAAATTAATTCTATGGGTTTATCTTCGGTGCCATCCCTCACCGAAGCTTGAAGGGTTGTGAGAGTAGGTAGGCTCAGGAGGTAAGAGCTTGTCTTCTGTTTCGAGTAGACGCCAAGTATCTACCCGCACTTCCCAAAAGCGCTTATTGTCTGTGTTGGTGTGGCTCTTGAGCTTACCCTGAGCAAATACGCGCTTCCCCTTCTTGAGTACTTGCGCTGCCCTGTTGGAGCTCTGCCCCCAAATCTTCAAGGTGTGCCACTCTGTGGAGGTTTGCCAGTTCCCTTGGCCATCCTTGTAATTCTCGTTAGTCGCGATTCGGCAGTACGTGTAAGGCGTTCCACTTTGGGTCGTACGTAGCTCAGCGTCATCGCCAAGATTCCCGATTAGGGTTACTTGGTTAATCATGTTAATTCTCTCGCGGTAGGATTGAAACTGCTTATCAACCTAGTTCGCAAAGATCTCGTGTTCCCAATAGCGTACCCGGCTTCACACCGTAGGTTTAAAAAAAGGGTAAGGATAGGCTGATAAGCTCAACGAGGTTAAAGTATGCGAGTATTGCGCGTCAACACTTTTTTTGATAGCGTTGAGGTCTTCAGTTGTGGGTGAGCGGCCTCAGAGTTTTTCATGTGGCTCTGAGGCCGTTTCGTCAAAAGCCCCAAGCGCTAGCGTTAACTCGCTCGACTCGTCGGTCATGACCCACCATCTTGATAGGCTCGGGAAACATTGCGCCAA